TTGGAATATTCTACGTTTTTCTTAATCTCATGACTGAAATGTTCAGGTGGATTAAATACCTGAAAGGGTGGTCGTTCAGTATTTTTAGTGCCTAAAGAACTATGAAACCAACGCATCTTATTATTAGGTCCACAACATAACACCCCTGTCTTTTCATCAAAGAAATAATGAGTCGATTTATGTTCCTGCCAAAATTTACTCTCAGCCATATGCACAGCACTCTGGTGATAAGGATTATTAAAATCTATGGTAAACATATAACGACCCTCTAACTGTTTACTATGACGATTCTGCATACTCACATGACAATTTGTCATTAGATTTTTTCGATATAAGAAAATATTATCTGAAATACAATCCCACCATGCAACATATGTCAATTCAATCTCTTCTTGTGGTGACTCATCCCGATCAAAAATAGCATTCTGCAATACCTTATCATAACAGGCATTATATTTAGGAATATACACTTCATATAAAGGCGGTTCATAAGGTGTTGCCCTCACCCCAATTAAATAAGCCTCTAGCATATGAGGATCATAGCCTGTTTTAAAATTTTCAGGCCCTTGTAAAAAACTTTGTTTTACCCAGACTTTTGTATAAGGTAAATTAAGATACATGAATTATCCTTTGAATAATAATTCTAATTATAAATTTACCCTTGGCAGCTTAAACATTCAGTGTCTTTAAAATCTTTTAGCTTTTCTGTTTTAACTTTTTCACTAACTGTTTCCGCTTTTGCACCAGCATTTGTTCTTAGATAATATATTCCTTTAAGTTTATTTTTCCATGCTCTAAGATGAACTGCATTTACAATAGATTTATCTGTTCCTGCAGGAAAGAATAAATTTACACTTTGACCTTGGCAAATGTATTCTTGTCGATCAGAAGCATGATCAATTAACCATCTTTGGTCAATTTCAAATGCGGTTTTAAAAACATTTTTTTCCCAATCTGTTAGGCAGTCTAAATGCTGAACTGAACCATCATTTACAATTACAGATGACCATGTTTGATTTAACCATTCTTTTCTCTCTTCTTCATTAATATCCATAGATTTCTTGTCTAGCAATGCCTCTAGATATCTATTTTTTACTAAATGAGCTCCGGCTCTTGTTCTATGTGTATATGCATTACTTTTAAAAGGTTCAATTGAAGGTGATGTTCCTCCAATAATTGAACTATTTGCATTAGGCGCTATAGCAAGAAGATGTGCATTTCTAACTCCAAAACCTACAGCATCAGGTGCTTCACCTTTGATCTTTGCCAATTCTTGAGTTCTCTTTAAAGCTCTTTCTTTGATCAATGAAAATATTCTAATGTTTTGTGATTTTGCTAAAGCACTTTCCCAAGGAATATTCTTGGATTGAAGATATGCATGAAAACCCATTGCTCCTAAACCTAAAGATCTTTCTTGCGAAGCGCTAAATCTTGCTTTGTGAAGACCTTTGTCTTTTGCATGATCAACAAAATATTGAAGAACATTATCTAAAAATTCAATACAATCTTCTACGATTGTTGAGTCTTTCCATTCTTCAAATTTTTCTAAGTTCAATGAAGACAAACAACAAACTGCACTTCTTTCTTTTGACACTGAAAGATGGATTTCGTTGCAAAGATTACTACCATGAATTTTTAAACCTTTGTCTTTTTGATATTGAGGCAATTTACGATTGGCTTCATCAATAAAATTTAAATAAGGTTCACCAGTTCTAAAGCGCACCTCGAGAATACGTTGCCATAATTCACGAGCATTCACGATGTCTCTTGTTTTCTTTGTTTTAGGATCTATTAGATTCCAATCTGCGTTGTTCAGGACGGCTTGCATGAATTCATCCGTGATATTTATTGCATTGTTCAAGTTAAAACATTTACGATGACTATCACCACCTGTTGGAACTCTAATATTTAAAAATTCAATAATATCTGGATGAGAAACATCTAAATATGCAGCATATGAGCCTTTACGTGTTTTTCCTTGACGATAAGCTGTCATGTCAGCATCCACTGTTTTTAGAAAAGGTATAGGGCCAGGGGATATCTCGCTATTTGATCTAATGTTTGACCAATGACCACCTACACCGCCACCTTTGACACTCATCCAACGAAGTTCTTCACTATGTTCCATTAAACCTTCTAAACTGTCATCAACGTAAGTCAAAAAACAACTAATAGGTAAACCTTTATTGTTTGTTCCATCTGGATGTGGAGCATTTGAAAGAATTGGAGAACTAAACATAAACCAATTTCTGGCGGCATAATCATAAATTCTTTGAGCTAAAGCAATATCACCTGCGCAAAAAGCTAGTGCAGCACGGGCATAACTTTCTTGTGGTGATGTTTCATCTGATAACATGTAATAATCTTTTAGTAATGCTGTTGCAAATTCTGTTAAATTATTATTATGTTCATCATTAATTTTTAATCCGAAATATTCTCTCATTTTATAACCTCTTTTATTTCAAATCAGAGCTTCCTACTTGCCCTGACTTTCTCAATGAAGACTTAGTGATCTCTAAATATTCATCTTCATCGATAACTTTAAAATCATTGTCGCACTTTACAACAACAATCTGGAAAGGTAATTTTTCACCTTCTTTGATGATAAATGAAGTATCAGACACGTTAACCGCATTGACAAATATTTCACCTGTATATCCTGGATCAACAACTCCTGCTCTAACCTTAAGAGGTGTCTTTGTAATTGAGCCTCTTTCAAGAATTAAACCTGCATAAGAATTTGGTAATGCAATATGTAAACCAGTAGGTATAGTTGATCCTTTATCACCTAGTAAAGATGTAGCAGGATCAAACTGAATTCTTTGAGTTGAATATAAATCTAAGCCTACACTTTCGCCTGCATAGGCTGGAACATAATTTTGAATATTTTTTTCTTTTAAAATTTCTTTTAATCTTTGATTTGTATATACTTTAATCATTCTTCATCCTTCTTGTTAACTTCGTTCCATGCTTTCTTTAATTGTTCTTTTAAATTAGATTTATTTGTTTCAATAGCTTCTTGCAATGTCAATTCTGTGTCATCTAGAACTTCAAATTTAGACCTAGCTGTGTCAATATTGATTGGAAAAAGAATACCATCACGACCTGCTCTATTTTTTGCAACAAACAAACGACCTGTGCCTAATGCTTTTTCTGTAGGCTTACGACTTAGAGATAAAACAATATCGGCAACCATGGCTTTACCATAAGCTTCAGACATGTTTTCTAGACCAACAACTTCCGAGTTAGCAGCGTCTCTATTTGCCTGTGAAGCAGTCCATACAGGAACACCTAAATCCATTGAAAGATTACGTAATTCCTCATAAACTAATTTAAGTTCATGTCTTAATGAGTCCATTTTTCTACTAGATCTCATAACATCTGCATAATCTACAACGACTAATTGAGGCATAAAGCCTTTTAACATTAGTTTTTCAATATGAGATCTAAGTGTGTTCACTGTTGCAGTTCCTGTAGGATATTCTTTAATGACTAATCTGCCTAATTCAGATCCATTGTCTTTATAATAATTTATTACTTCATCTTTTCTATCCAAGACTTCATTTGAAGGAATATTACAAAGATTGGAGTCATATCTTAAGCCAACATCTGTTTCTGTTAATTCGAAAGTGTAATGAATAACATTTTTACCGTGTCTCATTGCATTTGCACCCATAGCTACCAAGAAATGTGATTTACCTACACCTGTTGGAGCAGTTACAACACCAATTTCACCACGACCTAAGCCGCCACGAAGAATGTCTTTTTCGTCTAACCTTTTAAGACCTGTAGGAACGGCTTGACGATTAATCTTGACAAATCTTGCTTCCATGTCTTCAAAGAAATTATGGCCTTGTGATGATGGCATGCCTGAAGATATTGCATCTTTCATGATTGAAAGAACACTGTCATAGTTTTCTGTTTGAATCATTTTAACAGATTTTTCTAAAGCTTCTTTAAAAACCTGTCTTTTGCAAAATTCTAATGATTTTTCTTTTACGTAATCAATATCACCTAGATCAGGATTGGTTTTCATTCTATGAAGATATTCAATAATTTGATCTCTTAGAATTGTGTCATTATTGTTTTGAAAATCTTCTTTAATGATTGTTATTAAAAGTGGCATTGTAGGAAAAGACTTATACTTTGAAAAATAATCAAAATATCTTTCGCATAAGAATGATAAGTATTTAACGTCAAAAAATCCAGGATCCATTACTTCAATCATTTGAGCAGCCCAAGTTCTGTCTGTCAACATGCTTTGAAATACTTTTTCTTGGAATGTTTTTCCATATTTTGAAAAGCTTTTTTCAATAGTCATATAAAATTTTCCTAAAATTTAAGTTAAAAAATAAATTGTGAGATATCTAATATAAATCAGGTTTAATTCGTATACAAAATTAATGTTATTTTATTGTCATTAAAGTATTGTTAAACATGATGCCTGTTTGATCAATGCTAATATTGTTAATTCCTTGATCCATCATGAATTTCATAAGTTCTAGTTTAGGTGCCATTCTTCTAGGCTGATCATGTTGATAATTTAAACTGTCAATTTGTGATGCTGACAATTGAGGACTTTCAAGATTAATCAATTGAAAGTTTCTTTTAATTAAATTAATGTCATAATTGATAATGTCTAAAACTTTGGCATGTCTTTTTGCATAAGTATAAAACTTAATAGGTGATGCATAATGTTCTTTAATAATTTCTATTGTTTCATCTACACTAATGAACTTTTCATTAATAAAATCTGGACAATATCTAGTCATTTTCTTATATTGAACACCGCCTACGCCTTGAATATTGTCTGATTTATCACCAATAAACGATCTGACTGTTGCCATATTGTTAGGATGAACCTTAAACTCTTCAATCACGTCATTTAATTTATATAGGTCTAATCTTTTTCTAGGAGCCCAAATCATTGTTTTGTCATTAACCAATTGAAAATAATCATGATCAGTGCTTACAATTATCTTTGCATCTTCTTTGTTTTTCCATTTGCACATATATGCAATTCCATCATCTGCTTCTGCGTCTTCAACATAGACTTGACCAATCTTCATCATTGGAAGAATTTTAATTAATGTCCTTAGTTGCCATTCCCAGTTGTCTTTTTCATTGACATCTTCCATATATTCATTATAATTTCTATTTAAATTTAAAGGACGTCTTCCTTGTTTGTATTCTGGGTAAATTGCACGTCTTCTAGAAGAACCGCCACCTTCCCATACAACAGTTACAACGTCGGGTTTGTATTTTTCAACTCCACGATAAATAGTCCCAATGGTGCCAGCGATTGCACCACAGGGTTGATTGTATAATGACATTAAAGGGTTCGTAGAAAAATGTCTAATAAATGTATTTAATCCATCAATAATAAGTTCTGTTTTCAATTTTAATCCTCGTAAGTTTCACTTTCAACTAGATATTGAGCAATTGCTTCTTGCTCAACATAAGAATTAGGATCAATATCTAGATCTTCTGAGGATAATTCTTCTTGTGTTCTTGTATAGGCTTTATCAATCATGAAATCAATATAGTCTTTATATTGTGGATCATTCATTACTTTGTCAAAATCTGCTTTATAGAATTTCTTTTCAATAAGCACTTTGTCTTGAACACTGTCTTTCACAATAAAAGATTTCCATGCGCCGGTTCCTTCAATAACCAATGTTTTATTATCCATTTGAACTTCACCATATTTTCTTAAGGCATCAAATACTTCTTCGTGTTCTCTAATACCCTTGCCGAAAATAATTTGAAAGTCAGCACTTCTAAAAGGAGCTGAAACTTTATTTTTGATAATTTTTGCTGAAACATTGATGCCAATTGGTTCCTTGTCTGGTCCTTCAATATGAGCACCTGCACCTAATTTAATACGTACAGAAGAATGGAAAGGAATTGCGACACCGCCAGGTGTAGTGCTAGGATCTCCGTATAAAACACCAATTTTGCTTCTGATCTGATTTAAACAAACCAATAAAACCTTTTGATTTGCAATTACTCCTGTAATTTTACGCATACCTTTTGAAATAGCTCTAGCCTGCAAACCAATTGTGTCTTTATCGTATTCGCCTAGGAGTTCTGCTTTTGGTGATGTAGCTGCAACGCTATCCCAAATGATTGTTACAGGAACATCTTTTTGCATTGCTTTTGCTTTCATGATTGTGCTTTCAGCAATAGACATAACTTCTTCTGTACAATGAGTGTCGACATAAACAAAACGTTTTGAAGTATCAACACCTAAAGCATGTAAATTGTCAATAGATGTTGCATTCTCTGTGTCAATATAAACGACGATACCACCTAGTTTTTGTGTAGATTTTGCAATCTGTGTTGCAATATGAGATTTACCAATTGAAGGGGGACCAAATATTTCTACAATACGACCTTCAGGTAATCCACCATTTTTACGATTAGAAATAATATAATCTAATTGTTTTGAGCCTGTGCTAATCCAACGATTAACATGAGTAGGTGAATTATCTGTTGATAAATTATATGCAACACGTGTTCCACGTTCTTTGTTTAAGGATTTAATTAAATCATCGGTAAAATCATCCAATTGATTGTCATTTAAATCCGGATTTAATTCTTTTTTCTTTTTAGCAATAGCCATATATTTTATTAGCCTTTAATTTTAAATTCAATAGAGAGAAAGAGAGATATATCAGAATAAATTATTCTAGGTCAGCAAATGCATCATCTAAACTAGTTTTTGCTTTACCTGTTGTTGTTTGTTTTGGTTGAGGAGGTGTACTGTTTTCCCAACCATTTGTTTTCTTTGGAGACATATCTAATGGCTTAATTGAGTCATCATCAAAATCATTTCTTGTTGTTCCTGTATCATCTCCTGATAACCATGTGTTAATAATGGTTTCAAGTTCTTTATAAGATTTAGGCTCAAACATATCAGAAGTGTCAGGAATACTATCAATCAGTTTTTGCATTTGAGCAGTATTATCTGCTAGTTTTGTTGATTTATTTCTTGGTCGAACGGTTGTATCTGCAAATTGTTTTCCTGGAGATTTAACACAAGAAATCTTAAGATCAAAACCGGCTTCTGGATCTGTAATATCACCATAATCTTCATCAAGCATAATATTTAAAAGGCTTTGATATAATGTTTTACCAAAAGCCCAAATTCTTACACCTTTATCTTCTTCACCTCTTACAACAACAGGTGCATAACATCTCATTTTTGGATATAATTTTTTAGCTAATTCTGTGGACTCTTTTGAATTTTCACTTCTTAATTTACTGATTAATTCTTGGACAGGATCAGGCTTACCAAATTGACTAGGAGCAACCAAACCAGCATTGTTTCCAATGTTGTAATAGAACATAACTTCTTTGAATGGTTGACCATCGTTATCTGGAAATGCTAAAAGACGTACTTGGTATTCTTGACCATCTTCAGGTTTCCACATGATGTTTTTCTTGCTTGTGTTGCCAGAAAGTTGATTAAGTTTTTTACGAATAGCAGATAAATCGATAGCCATAATTTATTTTCCTTGTTTTGTTTTTGAATGATTTTTAATTTTTTTATGTTTTATATTTGATAAATGTGATTATATAAATTATTTTTCTAGAATACAAAAAATTGTTATAAAATTTTTATTCATTAAAACCTGTATCGATAAGTTTTAAATCTTCATATGTGTATGAATTCCCATTTTTAGGAGTGACTGAATATCCTAGATTGTCTAAATAAATGTCTTCTAAATAACCTCTTTGATTTAATCTGTAAAGGAAAGCAATATCTTCAGGAACATTATATGAGTTACCTAATTCAAAGTATAGCGTATTTTTAATTTGAATTATTTCGTCTTGATAATAAACACCCATAATATAATTAAAATTATCAAAAAGAACTTTAAATATCTCATTAATAAAATCAAATCCTTTGATATTCCCTGCAATATATTGATATTCTTCAGGAGGTGGATCATTTTTTGGTAATTCCCATATCATAATTCTTAAGACTTCAAATAGATTTTCAGTTGAAACAATTTCATCAGGCATGCCATAATAATAAAATACTTCTTGAAGAATTTTTAAAGTAGGTAACAGTTGAAAAAGAACGCTTTCTTGTTCTTTGGAAAGATTTAAACTAAACGTTTTACATTTTTCTAATATCAGCCAGCTGCCTTTATTGTCATACCCATATAATTTTGGTAAATTTTCTTTTATGTCATACCTAGAATTAATACTTTTAACTTCGGTTAAATTACTTTCTCTGCATTTTTCGATACTTTCATAATGACTACCTGCAATCTTAATAATCCAGTCTTCATCAGGCTTTGAAAAAACTTCTCTAAAATTTCCTGATCCTAATCTTTTATGTCCTGTCGAAATAAGATAATTTTTTATTTCTTTTTCATTTCCTGAGTATTGCTTTAAATTTTCCAGCAAATCAATCATTGGTGACCATCCAGAAGACTCAAGTAAAATTTTAATATAATTTTTTAAATTTTTCATTACATCTCTTTACCTTGCATTTTGCATGTTTTTTTACCAATGTCATGACAGACTTGAACTTTAATTTTATCTTTCTTTTCGACATAGGCTTTTAATAAACGATGATTACCATCAAGTATTTGACCTTCTGGTGACAAAATAAGAGGGTATGACAAATCAGCTTCTAGTGCTCTATCATAATGATCAATATAGTCACCAAATGTTAATTTTCCTTCCCATGTCCAAGGATCTTCATTTCTATTTCTTCTGACTAGGTCATTAACAGATTTTTCTTCTACAGGATACTTTTTAAGATCTTGCATAATTTTAATTAATTCACGAACATGATATTCTTTGTTTTTATAATGAAAAGTACTACCTTCGTCCATTGCATAATCTGTTTCAATTAATAATTTAATATAATTCCTAATCATTTTTTTTTTTGCTTTCTGACTTCAATATATAAATATTGAATTAATTATTAAAGGATATATTAATATGGCAATTAGATTAACAGAAAATCAATTGAGAAATATCATTAGAAATACAATCAGAGAGTCATATGACAAAAACAGAATTGATGAAGGCCTTGGTTTCTGGCTGACAGGCGGAGGTCTGGGCTGGGGCGGAGGAAGACGTCAAAGTGACTGGAGTTCAAGCGGAAAAGAAATAAAGAATGTAGATAGACCAAAACCTACAATGTTAATCAGCAATGATCCTTCTTTATCAGAAGAATTAGATATTCTTAACGCTTTGGCCTTAAAAGCAACATATCAACCAGAAGCAGTGAAAGGCTTATTTGGACATGTAAAACTTGAAGAGTATAAAGTAAGTTTTGTATTTAAAGGCTGGAACGGCGAAGAAGAATTTGCTAAACTATATCCTTCATGTAGAACTGGAAGCATGTACAGTTCTGAACGTATAAAAATTACCAATCAAGATCATAATGCATTTATAAATAATGATTTTGGTGATTTAAATGTCTCTTCGATTTCTAGTTTTAATTTTGATGAAACATATCCCGGCACTTATCGTGGAACAGGTTCAGCGAGAGTAAATATAGAAAATAATCCTTTGATAGGAAGTATCGTCATAACTTGGTCTACAAGATAATATTATTTTCGTCTCTCTATTTCCCTGTTTAAATACCATAAAGCTTTATTTAGATCATCTAAATCAGACTCTCCTTCTTTTTTGCCAGCTCTTAAGGTGTACTTAATTACATTTCCTAGGCTAAAGTTTAAGTCATACATTTCAATAATGTCAATTGGTGTCACTTTGTTTTTGTAATGATCCGGATTTGATTTATCTTTTTCTTCCACTTTTTTTCCTTTTTGTTGCTTTTAAAATAGGTTCACCTACATCAGGAGGATCTGCTCCTAGAGGACCAGTAAATCCACCAACAGCTCCTACTCCACTAAATTCTTCAAGTTGTTTTGCTTCGAACATTAATCTTTGCAGTACATTAAAATAAATTTGATTTTCCATTTTATCAATTCTTTTTAAAGACTAATTATTTTGATTGCCTTGTTTTGTTTTAAACTTTTCATTTTCATAAGCAAAATCAAAAGCCATTAGGCATAATCTGACATTTAGTGGTATTTCATGTAAATAAAATTTATTTTCTTCAAGATGCATACCATTTGAACACAAAATACCTATTTGCTCTTCTTGTGTAATTTTAACTCCAAAATGTTGTAATAGAAATAATGTTCTGTGAG